ATTGGGTTATGATAAAAAATAGAGGTTCAAGCACTAGGGGTTGGATTGTTTATCACGATAAATCTCATGGAACTCCAGAAGAAAATTTTACTTTACTTAACACAACTGCGGCATTAGCAGATTTAGATAGAATGAATGATACTGCTCCAACAAGCACAGTTTTTTCTGTTTCAGACGATACCCATGTTAATAATGGTAGCGATACCTATGTAGCATATTGTTTTGCTAATGTACAAGGCTACAGTAAATTTGGTAGCTATGAAGGTAATGGTAATTCAAATGGAACTTTTATCTATACTGGCTTTAAACCCGCATATGTTATAACAAAACCAATAGACGCAACTGGTAGGTGGAATGTAAATGATACTGCTAGGTCACCTTTTAATGCTTCAGATGAGAGAATAAACATTAATAGAACCGATGCTGAATCAACAGGAACAGATAGATTAGATATGCTTTCAAATGGATTTAAAATTAGAGATAGTGGAACAGCATATAATCAAAATGATAGTACGTACATCTACATGGCATTTGCAGAACACCCATTTGTATCATCAAAGGGTGTACCAACAACAGCGAGATAATATGTTATTAGGACACGGAGCAATAGGACAATTTGGAGTAGCAGAAGCATTACCAGGTTTTGTAGTAAATGCAGGAACTGCCGGTTTGACTTTAGGACAGAGTGTTAGTATAAGTATAGGAACTGAAACGGTTGCAGCAGATGCTACGTTTGCAGTTAGTGCACCTACGCCTCCTAGTTTTACTATAGGCACAGAAACTGTATCTGCTGGGGCAACTGTGACGACCACCACTGCTGGACAAATGACGTTTAGCATAGGTGATGAAACGGCTTTTGGTGAATCGTTTCAAAATTTAATTAACTTTTCTATAGGATCGCCAGACCTACAGATTTGGAATCAAACAGATGATTCACAATCAGTGACTTGGGTGAATGTAGAACCAGGATCAACAGATTAAGGAGACAAAATGGCGTCAACATATTCAAGCAGTCTAAATCTAGAGCTCCAAGCTACTGGTGAAAATTCAGGATCTTGGGGAACTAAAACAAATAATAATTTACAAAAATTAGAATCAGCAACTAAAGGTTATGTTTCTGTTGCTATAGCAAGCACAACTGATTCTTTAGCTACATCAGATGGATCTACAACTGATGAACAAAGTAACGCAATTATAAAATTAACAGGCACGCTGTCTGGTAATACAACTATGCAATGTGAAGCCGTAGAAACATGGTACATTGTTGATGATGCAACTACACATAGTGGTAACACATTAGGATTTAAACCAGCAGGTGGAACTGCTGTTAATCTTGTACAAGGTGCAAAACATATTTTATACTCTGATGGTTCTACCATGTTTGATGTGCTAGCTGATGCTGGTAATATAAAAGCAAATGGTACATTAGACGTAACAGGCAATACATCACTTGATGGCGGTTCTTTTGTATTTAATGAATCATCAGCTGATGTAGATTTTAGAATTGAAGGTAACGGCGATGCAAACTTATTCTTTACTGATGCAGGAAATGATCGTGTTGGAATTAAAACAGGTTCACCTTCAACTGAACTACACGTCGTTGGTGGTGTAAAAGCCACTGGCGCAATTGATTTTGATGGAGGTGGATTTACATTTAATGAATCTAGTGCATCTGTTGATTTTAGAATTGAAACAAACACATTGACACATGCTTTCTTTTCTGATGGTTCTGCTGATAAAATAGGTTTTGGAACATCATCACCTACAAGTGCATTTGTAACTATTAACCAAGCAAATTCTTCTGGAGCTGTCGCTTGTTTAACTTTAGACCAAGATGACACAGATCAAGAATTTATTAGGTTTGATGGAACAAGTAATTCAGATCAATCATCAAGCATTACAACAGATACAAGTGTAGGATCGTTAACAGGTCATATTCGTGTTAATATAAACGGCACAGATTACTGGATACCATTCTATGCCACTAACTAAACTACAAATTGCCCCAGGCATTGACAAACAAAACACCGAGTATGGTGCAGAGGGTCGATGGGTTGATGGGGATAATATTCGTTTTCGTTATGGCCAACCGGAAAAAATAGGTGGTTGGGAAAAAGTAACTAGTGATGCACTTCTTGGTGCAACGCGTGCTATTCTTGCTTACTCAGATCTTAAAGGTGTAAACTATGCTATCTACGGCACTAATAAAAAATTATACGCATACTCAGAAAATAGTTATGCTGACATTACACCTACGCGTGCCACTGGCACAGGCAACATAACACAGTTTGAAACAACAAATGGATCTACAACTGTTACTATAACTGATTCTAGTCATGGTGCATTAGCAGGTGACTTTGTTACTATCGCTAGTGTAAGTGGTGCTGTAGGAGGCATATCAGCAGCTAATTTACAAGGAGAGTTTGAAATACAAACAGTTCCTACTTCTAATACTTACACAATAATTGCAGGTGCTGCAGCTAGTTCTGATGCAACAGGTGCTACAGCAAACGGAACGTATCAAATAAACACAGGATTACCTACATCTCTATATGGATATGGTTGGGGTGCGGGAACATGGAACGCATCAACGTGGGACACTACTAGATCTGGTCTTACAGGAGCTGATGGTGTTTTATTACAATCTGGTAAATGGGCTTTAGACAACTGGGGTGAAGATGTATTAGCACAACAGTTTGATGGTAGTTTGTATTATTGGGATACATCAAGTGGATTGTCAAGCAACTTAGCAGCAAGAACAAATGTAAGTGGTGCACCAACAAAATCTAGATTTATGCTAGTATCTGGTGATGATAGACACGTTATTTGTTTTGGAACAGAAACAACCATAGGTACATCATCCACGCAAGATAATATGTTTATACGTTTTTCTGATCAAGAAGATCCAGCAACATGGACGCCAACTGCTACTAACACAGCTGGTTCACAAAGATTAACAGATGGTAATCAAATAAACACAGCTGTTAGATCTAGGGGTGCAATACTTATTTACACTGACACAGCGTTATATCAAATGCAATTTATTGGCCCGCCGTTTACTTTTGGTTTTAAACAATTAGGTTCTAATTGTGGAGCTGTTGGTATACATAGTGCTGTTGATGTGAGTGGTATAGCCTATTGGATGGGCAACGATTCTTTTTTCTTATTTGATGGTGCAGTAAAGAAAATACCATGTAGTGTTCAAGATTATGTATTTGATGACATAAATAACAATGCATTAGGTGATGTATTTTGTGCTGTAAATTCTGATTTTAATGAAGTCATATGGTTTTATCCTTCAAAAAATTCTACACAAATAGATAGAAATGTAACTTATAATTATGCAGAAAATGTATGGTATATAGGTACATTAGCACGTAGCTCTTGGGCAGATCGTGGTGTATATGCAAATCCATACGCAGCAGAATTTGAGGCTAGTGATACTACCACTACAATATCTACAATAAATGGTGTAAAAGAAGGTAGAACTTTTGTTTATTTACATGAAGAGGGTGTTAATGATGATGGTGCTGCAATGAATTGTCACATTGAATCTGGTGATATTGATATCGCAGACGGCGACAACTTTATGTCAATATCTAGATTCATACCTGATTTTAAAAATCAAGTTGGCGAAGTTGATATAACAGTTAAGTCACGTGCTTATCCATCTACTACACAAAAAACACACGGACCTTTTACAATAGAAACATCAACAAATAAAAAAGACACACGTATACGAGGTAGGCAACTTGCATTGCGCGTGTCTAGTGATGCTGTTGATGATAAATGGCGTTATGGTACACTTAGGTTTGATGCTAAACCAGATGGCATGCGAGGTGGATAATGGCTAAAATAACAATACCTATGTTACCACAAGCAACACCAGAATACGATCAATCACAAATGGCACAACTTATACAAACTTTAGATCAGCTAATTTTTGCATTAAATAATACTTATACTTCAGAACCTCTTAGAGATGACAATGAAGCAGTAGCATGGTTTTTAGAATAAATGGCAAATGTTTATACAAATCACAAGGTTAAATTGACCACAACTAACGCCACAACATTATACACTGTGCCGTCAGAAACAACGGCTATTGTTAAATCTCTCCGTGTAACAAACGTAGATTCTTCAAATGATTGTACGGTGGCTGCTACAGTCACAGATACTAGTAGTGTTGAATTTACCATAGAAACTAGTAGAAACGTACAAAAAGGGACGTCTGAAGAGTTATTTAACAGTTATGCTTTCTCTACATCACCTGTAGTTTTAAAAGAATCTGAGGTTATTAAGTTACAAGCGCAGAATGCTAATGATTTACACGCAATATTAAGTGTGTTAGAGATAAGTTAATTATTGCATTAAGGAGATAAAATGGCTATAAAAGACGATATTACCGTGATTGCAGGAAATAAAATACCTGTATTAGATGTAGAAACAAACACTACTATCAAGCACGCGACAACAGGGAAAGTCTACGCCGATGAACAAGAAGCAAATGATGATGTCAATAACCCTGAAACTAGCACAACAAAAGAAGATATAGTAAAAGATGTGGCAATCAAAGTTAACAAACTGCCAGACATATTCGGAGGTAGCTCGTAGTGGCACTATCAACTAGACGAAGAAACAGATCATACCCATCACCTATTACAAATTTTGATGATAGTAATAGAGAGAATTACATAGCAAGATCAAGTGGCATAGGTTCTTTAAAACCAATGGGCACAATAGTAGATTACAATTTAGGTAAAGGTGGTAGAGATCCATCCATGATAGGTGGTTTTGGATTGGGAAAAATGGATCCTGTTATTGAAGTACCTACAGGTGGACCCGTAGATATGTTTGGTCAAGATCGTTCTGGCACAACATTAGATATGCTTTTAGATGATGTTTTTGAAAAACAATACGAGCCTCAACCAACAACACGAGAAGGTTTACAGGAGATGGATGTATCAGGTTTATTTGGACCTGGAGCAGGTCTAGGTGATCCAACAGGAGAAGGTGGTATAATACAAAGACTTGGTGAATTTTTAGGTCTTACAGATCCAATAGATCCAGAGAATGAAGGTTTACCAATGGACGAGTATCAAGAATACAGAGATAGAGGTCTTCAACCGATGATGGATGAAATAACCATGGATGATACTTACTCACTACCAAATTTATTACAAATGATTAATGATGCAAGAGATGCAGGCAACGTAGATGAGATAGAGTTATTAACAAACGACTTGGAGATGATGTATCCAGGTGCTACAATGGATGTAGCAGAGTTAAGTAAACCACAACTTGATTTTATGAATAGCCAAATGGGTACACCAGATTTTTATAGTAGTTATCAAGATTACAAAGATGCAGTTGATGCTCGTGAAGAAAAACCTTTTCTTGGTATTTTTGGTGGACAAGAACCAGCAACAGATTTAGAAATTATAAACAAATTAAAAGAAACTTACGGAACTCTACCGTTCCAAGTTCCAGCGATAGTGTAATATGGGATTTTTTGATAAAGCAATAAAGAATATAGTTAAGAAGGCAAAACCA